ATGTGGAAAACAAACTAATAATACTAGAATAAAATTGCAACTATTGCGTGGTGCTTCATCTATTCAAGTAATAGATGTGGGAATTGGTGCTTTTACTAATAATACAGCAACAAATTTTGTTGGTAGTATTTCAATAGCATATTTAGATTCTCCAGCAACAACTTCTTCTACAACTTACAAAACTCAATTTGCAAGTTTTGCCAATAATGAAGGTGTTTATGTTCAAACTGATGGCACGGCTTCCTCAATTACTCTTATGGAGATTGCGGCATGATTGATTTTATAAACGCTATTTATAAACTAAACCCATCTGTAGTTACTATTCGTGGCGATGTTGCTTACGATGCAGACAGTAATGAAGTCGCATATGATAAAGCCGCAGTTCAGGCTTATGTAGATGCTCATGCTTATATTGCTAAAAGAGCCGCAGAATACCCTGCTATTACCGATTACATTGATGGTGTAGTAAAGGGTGACCAAGCACAGATTGATAAATACATCGCTGATTGCTTAGCGGTTAAAGCTAAATATCCTAAAGGCGAAGTATGACAGACATAGACCCAGTAGAGTATGGTAAGTTAGTTAACTCCGTAGAGAACTTAGAGCGTAAAGTAGATGCTTTGGAAGTAGACATCAAGAAATTAGTGGCTATGGCAGAGCGTAGTAAAGGTTCTCTGTGGGCATTGATGGGTGTTGCTTCAGTTGCTGGTGCGTTCATCAGTTATATTTCAGAGATGGTATTTAGGAAATGAGAGAACTCACAGTAGGTAAAAACCTCACAGCTGGTTCATCTAATACAGTGTATACCATCCCTAAAGGATGTAAAGGTATTGCTACATTATTAATGCTATCCAATGCTGGTGGTAACTCTAAATCAGTTACTGCTGTCTGGCACGACAAGTCTGAGAATACTAATGTAACTATTTTAGGAGGACATTCTGTTAGTGCAGGTAGCTATGTAATGTTTGATCAAGGTCGTATGGTAATGGATGAGTTTGATGAACTACGAGTTACTCCAGAAGCAGGTTCTACATTCTCAGTTATCTTTACTGTAGAGCTTGTACAATCCACAGCCTATCAGAACGGAGCGTAATCATGCCATTGAAATCAGGTACATCACAGAAGACTATCTCTACTAACATCCGTAAAGAGATGAAGGCAGGTAAGCCACAGAAACAAGCAATTGCAATAGCATTAAGTAAAGCAGGAAAATCTAAACCACAACCAAAGAAAAGGAAGTAATCATGCCAATGGTCAAAGACAAGAAGTTCCCTTATACAGCTAAGGGTAAGAAAGAAGCTAAGTCGTATGCTCAGAAGACAGGAGCTAAGATGACTACTCCTAAAGCTAAACCAGCTAAGAAGATGGGTATGAGTCGTGGCTACTAAACCTGGATTGTATGCCAACATCGCTGCCAAGAAAGCTCGTATCAAGGCTGGCTCTGGTGAGAAGATGCGTAAGGTAGGTAGCAAAGGTGCTCCTTCGGCTAAAGACTTTAAGGATGCTGCTAAGACAGCAAAGAAGAAATAATGCCTAAGAAAGCGTTCCAAAACCCTGAAGGTGGACTCAATCAGAAGGGCAGAGACTACTACAACAAGAAGACTGGATCTAATCTTAAGCCTCCTGTGTCTGCTGCAGAGGCTAAGAAGTCCCCTAAAGCTGCTGGTCGTCGTAAGTCCTTCTGTGCTCGTATGAGTGGTGTTAAAGGGGCTATGAAGGATGAGAAGGGTAGACCAACTCGTAAGGCTTTAGCACTTAAGAAGTGGGACTGCTAGAAATAATGCTTGACTTTTATACTAAATTGTGATATAATATAGGTTACTATGAACTACATCCAGCTGGTAAATTCTGTACTGCGAAGACTACGGGAAACTGAGGTTTCATCCGTAGCAGATAACGCTTACTCTAAGCTTATCGGTGAGTTCGTTAATGATGCTAAGCGTCAGGTAGAAGATGCCTATGCTTGGAATGCCTTATCAGAAACACTTACTGCCTCTACTGCTACAGACACCTTTAACTATGTTCTTGTTGGTTCTGGACAACGGTTTAGGGTTATTGATGTCCTAAACGATACTAGTAATACTATCGTTCAGAATGCTACTACTCGTTGGATGAACGATCAGTTCCTCTTAACTTCAGTACAGAAGGGTTCTCCTGCGTACTACAACTTCAACGGTACAAACTCCAACGGTGACACACAGGTAGACTTATTCCCTATTCCTAATGGGGTTTATCAGATTCGTTTCAACGTAATAAAACCACAAGTAGCTTTGTCTGCTGATTCTGATACTTTATTAGTTCCTTCTGAGCCTGTTATCTTTAATGCTGCTGCAAGGGCTATCGCAGAGCGTGGTGAAGATGGTGGTATCTTAGCAGGTGAAATGGCATTCATTTATAACCAGTCCTTAGCTGATGCTATCGCTATCGAGTCTGGTCGTTATATCGAAGAATCTGCTTGGATGGCTACTTAATGGCTGAAGCTCTATCAACTGGCTCGATTGCAGCCCCTGGCTTCTCAGGGTTAAACACCCAAGATAGTTCTATTCAGTTAGACAGTGGGTTTGCACTAGAGGCTAATAACTGCGTAATCGATCGCTACGGTCGTATCGGTGCTCGTAAGGGGTGGACTAAGGTCAACACCACTGCAGCGTCTACAGGCTCGTTTAGAGCTGTCTATGAGCTTATTAAGGATGATGGTACTGTAGTTATCTCTGCAGCCAACAACAAGATATACACTGGAACTACTACCTTAACAGAGGCAGTGGTTCGTAATGGTACTGATACAGGTAACTTAACCTATGCTATCAGTGATGATAACTGGCAGATCAGTGGAATGCCTTATGACACAGGAGCTACTCCTTCTGGTCATGCTATCTTGGTTCAAGAAGGACAACCTACTTTATTATATCATAAGCTCGGTGCTACTGCTCATGCTCATACTGGTTCTTATGGTTTCCAGCGTCTAGGTGATGTAGCTACTAATCTACCTGTAGGAAAGACTGTAACTAACTTTACTCCTAATTGTGTCATGACTGCCTTTGGTCGTGTGTGGGTTGCTGACATGCAGGATGATAGACAGACTGTATACTTCAGTGATTTACTAAACCCTGCTGAATGGAAGACTGGTACATCAGGATATCTGAATATTAGTGAAGTAGTTCCTAACAATGATCCTATCGTAGCTATTACAGACCATAACGGCTTCTTGATTATCTTCTGTACTAAACACATTATTGTCTATAGTAACCCAGTAGATCCATCAACGATGAAGCTGGAAGACATCATTGTAGGTGTTGGTTGTATCGCTAGAGACTCTGTAGCTTCTATTGGCACAGACTTGTTGTTCTTGTCTTCTACTGGTATTCAATCTTTACAGCGTGTGATTCAAGAGAAGTCATTGCCATTCAGGGATGTCTCTAAGAATGTACGAGATGAACTTTTAACATTAGTAGCATCAGAGACAGCTAAGAACATCAAGGCTACTTACTTTCCTACAGATGCTTTCTACTTATTGTCTTTACCTAGTTCAGGATTTACCTATTGCTTTGACACTAGAGGTGTACTGCAGAATGGTGCAGCTAGAACCACTATTTGGAAACAGATTAACCCTACAGCATTTTGTGTAACACAATCTAGGGACTTGTTGATTGGTAAGGCAGGATACATAGGTAAGTATAATACTTATGAAGATGACGGTGCTAAGTATCGTATGACATACTTCACCAACTACTTTGACTTTGGTTCTGCTACTACGAATAAGATTCTAAAGCGTATCAATGTAACAGCTATTGGTGGATCTAACCAGCCTATCGCTATTAAGTGGGGCTATGACTATACCCGTAACTACTTCTCTCGTGGTATTGTACTACAGCGTGTAGAGGTATTTGAGTATAACGCATCCGAATACAATGTAGCTACATACACTAACGGTATTGCTTTGGATATTGCTAACATTCCAGCATCAGGTTCTGGTACTGTCCTTCAGTTAGGCTTTGAGTCTGACATTGATGGTACTCCTCTTTCAATTCAGAAGATAGACTTCTTCCTTAAGACAGGTAAAACACTATGAGTAATTACACCAAAGCAACTAACTTTGCTACTAAAGATACGTTACCTACAGGTGATTCAAACAAGATCGTTAAAGGTACAGAGATAGATAACGAGTTCAACGCTATCTCTGGAGCTATTAGTTCTAAATCAGATATTGCTTCTCCTACATTTACAGGTACTCCTGCTGCACCTACAGCTACTGCTGGTTCTAATACAACTCAGTTGGCTACTACAGCGTTTGTAACTGCTGCATTGTCTGCTGTATATCCAGTAGGTTCTATCTATGTTAACGCTGCTGTATCTACTAACCCATCAACACTCTTAGGCTTTGGTACATGGGCTGCCTTTGGTGCTGGTCGAGTCATGGTTGGTTTCGATTCTGCTGATGCACTCTTTGATACACTAGAAGAAACTGGTGGTTCTAAAGACGCTGTTGTTGTGTCTCATACACACACCTTAACAGGTACTACAGATAGTGAAGCAGCACATCAGCACTTCATCGCTCGTAACGTAGAAGCAGGTAACGAAGGTTCTTTAAGTGCGTCTAACTACATGGCAAGACGGGGTAGTTTTGGCAGTGATTATAACTACGACCCTGCCTCAACAAGTAGTGAAGCTAATATCGGTCTGACAAGCAATGCTGGCGCGCATGATCACACTGTATCTGGTACAACAGCATCTGCTGGTTCAAGTGCTACTAACGCTAACGTACAACCTTATATTACTGTTCGTATGTGGAAGCGTACAGCTTGATAAAAGTACCAGTAGTAAATCGTAGAGACTA